CCATGGTCGAGTGGGGCCGGTTGTCGGAGAACCTCTTTGCGATCGGCATCCTGACCGGAGCCGATCGCGCCGTGATGGCGGCCTATTGCCAATGCTACGCCCGCTGGGTCAGGGCCGAACAGGTCTTGGCGCGCCGCAACTCGACGGCGGAGCGCGACGACATCAGCATGGGGCTGATGGTGCGCACGCTGAACGGCAACGCGATCCAGAACCCGCTTGTCGGGATCGCCAACAAGGCGATGGCGGACATGGTACGCTATGCGGCAGAGTTGGGGATAACGCCGAGTGCCCGTAGCCGTGTCCAAGCCAGCGCGCGCCAAGGCGCCCAAAGCCCAGCCGCGAAGTACCTCGCCTAAACCGGCGAGCGCGAGCCGCCGGACAAGGCCGCCCGCGCTTCCGCCTGACCTGCCGCGCGATCCAGTGACCGCCTATGCCTGGGCGGTCATATCCAAGGCGATCGTCGCCGGGCCGCACGTCCGGCATGCCTGCGAGCGCCATCTGCGTGATCTTCGACAAGGTCCAGAGCGCGGGTTGGTTTGGCACCTCGAAGCGGTCGACCGGATCCTCGGCTTTTTCCCCGACGTGCTGCGGCTGGCCGGCGGGCAGTTCGAGGGCCTGGCGTTCCACCTGGCGCCGCCACAGCAATTCATCCTGGGGTCGCTGTTCGGCTGGAAGCGGCCCGACGGCACGCGGCGGTTCCGCCGGGCCTATATCGAGATGGGCAAAGGACAGGGCAAAAGTCCGATCGCTGCGGGGATTGGCCTTTACTGCCTGGTGGCAGACAAGGAAAGCCGCGCCGAGGTCTATGCTGCCGCCTCGAAGCGCGATCAGGCAATGGTGCTGTTCCGCGACGCGGTGGCGATGCGCGAGCAGTCGCCGGACCTCGCCGACCTCGTCCATCCGTCGGGCGGTCAGCCGGTGTGGAACCTGTCCGTTCTGAAGACCGGCTCTTTCTTTCGGCCAATCTCGTCAGAGGATGGTCAGTCGGGGCCGCGGCCAAGCTGCGCGCTGTGCGATGAGTTGCACGAGCACCGCAACGGAACCGTGGTCGAGATGCTGGAGCGCGGCTTCAAATGGCGCCGCCAGCCGCTCTTGGTCATGATCACCAACGCCGGCTCGGACCCCCATTCGGTCTGCTGGCAAGAGCACCAGCATGCGATCCGGGTTGCCGCCGGCGAGGTCGACGACGACACTGAATTTTCCTACGTTTGCGCGCTTGATAAAGGGGACGACCCGCTCACCGATCCGAGCTGCTGGGTCAAGGCCAACCCGCTGCTCGGCACGATCCTGACCGAGGACTATCTCGCCGGCGTCGTGCGCCAGGCGCAGCAAATCCCCGGCAAGCTCAACAACGTCCTTCGCCTGCACTTCTGCGTTTGGACCGAGTCCGAGCGCGCCTGGATGAGCCGCGAGGCGCTCGATGCCGTGCTCGCCGATTTCGATCCCGCCGAGCACCACGGCGAAGACGTTTACGTTGGGGTCGATCTGAGCGCGGCGCAGGACTTGACCGTCGAGGCCTTCGTCGTGCCGACCGGCTTTGTCGATGTCGAGCGCCAGAACGAGGACGGCAGCACCTCGATCGTGCGCGCGCCGACCTTCGATGCCTGGATCGAGGCGTGGACCCCGGGCGACACGGTCTCCGATCGCGCCGTGAAGGACAGCGCGCCCTACGACGTCTGGGTCGAACAAGGGTTCCTGCGCGCGCCGCCTGGCCGGCTGATCCGGCTCGATTATCCCGCAGCGCACCTCGCCACGGTCTCGACCGAGTTTCGTGTCCGCTGGGTCGCCTATGATCGCTATGCGTTCCGGCGCTTTGAGGAAGAATGCGACGCGATGGGCCTCACGCTGGCTTTCATCGAGCACCCGCAGGGCGGCAAGAAGCGCGGCGCGATGCCGATCGACGATCTGCATGCTGCGCGGATCGCCGGCGAGGAAACGCCGCAGGGCTTGTGGATGCCCGGCTCGTTGATGGAGCTCGAGGCGCTTATCCTCGAACAGCGCATCCGACTGCGGCGCAACCCGGTCCTGATCGGCGCTTGCCTCGCTGCGGCTCTGGAGGAAGACCCTTGGGGCAACCGCTGGCTGTCGAAGCGGCGCGCCACCAACCGGATCGACGCCGCGGTCGCGCTGGCGATGGCGGTCGGCGCCGCGACGCTGGACGCCGAGAGCGGGGAGCGGGGCACCTATCGCGGCATCTATTCGAGCGACGAAGGCTATCGCGCGGCGTTCGGCAGGGAGCCAGAGGTGGCGACCGCGACGCTATCCCGGCCGGCGACCGTGCCCGGCGATGGCTGGGATCCCGCGATCATCCGCGACCCGCAGCACCCTGATTTCCAGGAGCACCGACGAAGGTTCGAGCGATGGCAGGACGAGCGCGCCGACCGGGATGATCTCTGAACGGAGCACTTCTAACGGCTGAGGGTGTCAAATGCAGGAAATCGCGATCGAGCGCCGGCTCGGCGAGGTCATAGTCGTCAAATATGCCGGTTGCCTGACGACGGAACAGGCGGCCCGAATTCGGCGCCACGTTGAGCACTCGATCACGACGGGATGCCCTCTTGTGCTCGATCGCGGCTTCGAAATAGAGGTGATCTGCACGCCGGCGAGCATGCACGCAGATTATTCGGCGAGGTTTGGCGACACCGCCTGATTCTGCGAGGGAAAGCCGGGCATGAAATCGCTGGAGCCGATCGGCCGCACGATCGTCACCGTCTCGCGCCTCGCCGCGGGGGCTGTCGCTGAGCAGCTCGTTGACGGTTGCGCGATCGCCGGCGCCGGGCTGATCACCTATGGCGTTTTGCAGATTTACCTGCCGGCGGGCCTCATCGTCGGCGGATTGTTCCTGCTGGCGCCAGCGGTCATCGCCACGCTGACCGGACGCCGCGACGCCGAATAGAGGAAGCGGATCCAATTGGGCTTTCTGAGCCGTATCTTTGCGAAACGAGAGACTTCGGACCCGCGCTATCCGGGCGCGCGGCGCGTGCCCTATACCGGCCGCACACAGGCTGGAATTTACGTCACGCCCGACACCGCGCTGCAAAACGCCACCGTCTGGGCTGGGCACCGCTATCTGACGCAGGTCGTCGGGCAGCTTCCGGCGCGGATCATGCGGGCGAACGGCGCCAAGGGTGAGCAGATTTTCGCGCATCCGGTCGACAACGTCCTCAACTGGCGCACCAACCCCGAGCTGTCGCCCTATCAATTCAAGGAGACGATGGTCGGCTGGGCCCTCTTGTGGGGGAACGCGGTGGCCGAGATCGAGCGTGACGTGGTCGGGCGCGTGGTGAACCTGTGGCCGCTCCATCCGAACCGTGTTCACTTCCGGCGCGACGCCGAAACCGGCGAGCTGCTCTATTTCGTCAGCAACGGCTATGGCTTCGAATTCAGCGATATGTCGGTCGGGACGGTGGTGCTGCGGCCGATGGATGTGTTCCACATCCGCGGTTTCGGCGACGGGCCGGTCGGCCTCAGCGTCGTCGAATACGCGGCGCAGTCGATCGGTTGGGCGCGGGCGGCTGAGCTGTTCGGCGCATCGTTCTTTGGCGAGGGCATGCACTTCGGTGGAGCGGCCATCCTGCCGGGCAAGGCTGATGCCGACACCGTCAAGCGGGTCCGCACCGAGCTGGAGCAGGCGCATCGCGGGCCGAACCGTGCCGGGAAATGGTTCGTCGGCGACCAGTCCATGAAGCTCGAAAAGATGACGGTCACCCCCGAAGAGGGGCAGTTCAACGCCACGATGAATTTTCAGGTGGAAGAGCTGTGCAGGTGGATGGGGGTGCCTCCGCAGAAGGTCTATCACCTGCTGCGGATGACCAATAACAACGTCGAGCATTTGTCGATCGAGGTGGTCGTCGACTCGATCACGCCTTGGGCGCTGCGCTTCGAAGAGGAGTGCAACTTCAAGCTATTCGGCACGAACCGGAAGAACCTGTTCGTCAAGCTCGACCTGAAGGGGCTGCTGCGCGGCGATTTCATCTCGCGCCAGACCGGGCTTCAGGTCATGCGCCGCAACGGCGTGATCAACGCCGACGATTGGGCCGAGCTCGAGGACATGCGCAAGCCCGGGAAGGCCGGCGGCGGCGAAACCTACATCGTCGAGGGCAACATGACCCGGCTCGACCAGGTCGGCTCGAACATGCAGAACGTGGTCGTCACGACGCCGGAGCCGCCGCCGGAGCCGCTGGACGATGACGTCGAGCCCGGTGACCTGGACTCGGCTCAGCCGACGGAGGCGGCGCAAGCGGCAAGGATCGCGGTGCTGGCCGGGCTGGAGCCTTCTCATGCCGCGGCGTGACGCGCTCGGGCGCCTGTTGCCCGACGACGCTGATCTGGCTGCGCGCCAGGAAGCTGAGGCGACCGGCATCGAGGCGCTGCTGAGGCCTCTCAATCCCCCGGTCGTGCTCGCGCGCCGGACCGTCGCGGGCGGGGGCAGTGCCCCGCCCCAGAGGTCGCCGCTATCCATCGCGCTCGACGCGCTCGAACGGCTGTTTATGCGGGTGATCGCCCTCGAAGAGCGCCCGATTGCGCGCGAAGGGCTCGCGGGTCGCGATGGAACGTCGATTACCTGCATCCGGCCGAGCGCAAACGGTCACCTGCTGGTGACATTCGGCGGCGTCGAGCACGACGTCGGCATGATGCGCGGTGATCCCGGGCCGCGAGGCGCCGACGGCGAGCAAGGCCCGCAGGGCGCGCCGGGTTCGCAGGGACGGCTCGGCGAAACAGGGCTGCCCGGCGAAGTCGGGCCGTCAGGTCCGGCGGGCGAGACAGGCGCACAAGGTCTCGAGGGCGAGGCCGGCGAGCCAGGTGTTGCCGGCGCTCCGGGCCCGCAGGGGCTGCAAGGCGAACCCGGGCCGGCAGGCGATCATGGTCTGACGGGCGAACGGGGCCCCTTGGGACCGCAGGGACCGGAAGGACCGCGGGGAGAGGCCGGGCCACAGGGTGAGGCGGGGGAACCCGGTGCCGAGGGGCGCCCAGGGCCGCAAGGGCTTCGCGGCGAGACCGGCGCGATCGGCGCGATCGGCGAGCCAGGCGCGGCCGGCGCCGATGGCCGCCAAGGGGACGCCGGCAATACCGGGCCGCAGGGCGAGGCGGGTCGCGACGGGATTGATGGTCCGCGCGGCGATCTGGGGCCGCAGGGTGCGGCAGGACCGATTGGCCCCCAGGGCGAAATCGGCCCCGCCGGCGAGCGCGGGCTGATCGGTGAAATTGGTCCCGGCGGTGCTGCGGGAGCGGACGGCGTCGGGTTGGTTGCTGCGCAGGTGCTCGACGACGGCCGGGTGTTGTTCGAACTTTCGAACGGGCGGGCGATCCAGGCCAAAGGTCGGGTCAAGAGCGAACCCGGGCCGCAGGGCGAACGCGGCGCTCCCGGTGAGATCAGCGCCGATTGGGACGCGATCGGCTTGCTCGCGAACGAGCTGCGGGAAATAGTTACCGAGGCGCGCGCCCTCAAAGGCGAGGCGGCGCTGACGCGCGTTATCGATGGTTTGGATAAGACGATCGCCGCGAGTTCTGCGCCGAAGCGGATCGTGCGCGACTCGGCCGGGCGCCCGATCGGCATCGAGGCCACGCCGGCAGCGCGCGTCAAGCCGAAGCCGGCCCGCAAATAATACCGAGCCAGGATGAAATCCTCTTGCTTTTAGCCGCGTAAACGGAGGGCCCGAAATGGCTGTTCAGCTCTACACCAAGGGCGCGCTGAGCGCCCGCACGCTGATCTCGGACGGCAAATACGACGACAAGTCGCCTTGGTCCTTCTCGGCCGAGGACGGCAACGCTTTGCTCGGGGATGCCGGCGATGACTGGACGAATTTCGGCAAGTTCCACCTTGGCGAGGACACCAGCGCGGCCGCGAACACGAAGGGTCGCTTCAAATATCCGCACGGCAAGGATGGGAAGGTCTATGGCGGCGCGCTCCGGGCGATCCGCAGCCGTGCCTCGCAGCAGGACGAAAAGGCCATCTACGACAAGGCCGGCGAGCTGCTCGACCTGATCAAGACCAAGGAAGGGACCGACGGGCGCCAAGCCCTCCGCGCGCAGTCATTCCCGGCTTACGACCCGGACGGCGATGGCGACAACGATGCTCAGGAAGCCCATGGCTCGGTTGTCGCCGCAGGCCACCTCCTCGATACCGCCGCCGGCGCTCTTAGCGGGGCCCCTGGCGACTCCACGACGCAGGCGATCTCGCGCACCTTGGCGGCGAAGGGGCCGCGCCGCGGTGCCCGCGCCGAGGCGCTGCCGGATTATGACCCGGACGGGGACGGCGACAACGATGCCGAGGAAGCGCTGACCCATGTCCGGGCCGCAGGCACGCTCTTGGATTATGCCGACGACAGCCTGACCGGCAGCCCAACCGACCCCGAGACGAAGGCTTGCGTCCGAGCGCTCCTGCGGGGCCTGCGCGAGCGCGACCCGCGCGCGGCGCACCCGGGCGTTGTCTTGCCGTTCAAGGCGCCGGCCGGCAAATCGGTGCTGCGCGTGCACGCCCTCGCCGGCAGCGACACCGTCGAGATGGACCTGTTCGGCGTCGTGGGCGGCGATTTCTGGGGCGACGGCGGGATCACCAAGGAGCAATTTGCGGAAGAGCTTCGCCAGATCCCGGCAAAAGCCGCTCGGGTCGAGATGCGGCTGAGTTCGCCCGGCGGGGACGTGTTCGACGGTCGCGCGATCGCCAACATGATGAAGGACCATCCCTGCGCTTTCGACGTCAACATCGTCGCCGAGGCAAGCTCGGTCGCCTCGATCATCGCCATGGCGGGGGATACGGTGCGCATGGGCGAAGGCGCGGTCATGCTGATCCACCGCTGCTATTCTTTCGTGATGGGCAACTCGCTGGAGCTGACCAAGATCGCCGCTGACCTGGCGGTGATCGATGAGACGATGGTCCAGACCTATTGCCGGCGCACCGGCATGAAGGCAAAGGACGTGCTCGCCCTCATGGACGAAAATCGCTACATGAGCTCGGAGGAAGCCAAGAGCCGCGGCTTTGTCGACACGATCGCGACGACAACGGTAGCCTCGGGCGTCCTTCGCATCGCCGCCATGAACATCGACCGCTCGCGCTTCCACTTGCCGCCCCTGCCGCAATCGCTGCAGCCGCGGCGTGCGGCGGCGCTGGCCGCGATCGGCCGGCTGCGCGCCGAGGTCGCCAAAGCGAGATAGCTTCACCGGCCGCGGGGAACGTCCCTGCGGCGTTTCCGCTCCATCTTTTCGCATCCGGGGCTGTAGCAGCCGCGGCCGGTGGAGAACGAAATCGGGTTCGCCCGATCGCCCACGTTACCCGCTTGGGCAATGGGCGCCGGCTGCTACCGGCGACAAGGGTGCTCCACCTTCCGGCTGAGGCCGGGCATGGAGATTACGACTATGGAAATGCTGACCATTGCCCAGGCCGCGTCAGGCCGGGCCATTGCGGTTATTGCGGCTCAGGCTCTGTTTGGCCGGAGCATCTTGGGCGCCGTTCTCGCGGACGGCCCCAGCATCGAGGCCTTGCGCACGCGCCAGCAGGATCTGCAGGCCGCTTCGGAGGCGCTGTTTTCGGCGTCCGATGAGGCCGGGCGCGAGCTCACCGACGATGAGCTTGCCCAGATCGAGGGCAATGCGATCGAGGGCGAGCGTCTCACCCGCCAGATTTCGGCGCGCGAGCGGACCAATGCCCTGGCTACCGGGACCGGCCGGCGCACCGCGCCCGACGGCGTCGGGCCCGGCGGCACTGGCACCGGCGACGGCGCCAGGCGCACAGTGCCGGCCACCGCACGCCTCGATCCGCGCACCGGCGGCTTCCGCCACCTCGGCGAGTTCGCTACCGCCTGCCGCGCCTCGGCAATGCGCGACGACGGCGCGACCGGGCGTCTCATGGCGATGGGCGAGGGCCTGGGCGAGGACGGCGGCTTTCTCGTCCCGCCGGAGTTCCGCGACGGGATCATGAAGGTGGTCGAGGGCGAGGATTCGCTGCTCTCGCGCTGCGATATGTCGACGACCGCGCGCAACTCGGTCATCCAGAACCTCGACGAGACGACCCCCTGGGGCGTCGCGGGGATCATCGCGTATTGGGAAGGCGAGGCGCAGGCGGCAAACGCCTCCGGCGGCAAGCCCAACCAGGCCACGCTGCGTCTCAACAAGCTCTTCGCCCGCATCGACGTGACGGACGAGTTGCTCGAAGACGCGCCGCAGCTCGACAGCTACCTCCGGGTTAAGACGCCCGAGGTCATGACCAGCGTAATCAACCTGGCGATCATCCAGGGAACAGGCGTCGGCCAGCCGGAGGGCTTCCTCTCGTCGGGTGCGCTGATCACGGTCGCGGCCGAAACTTCACAGCCGACGGACACGGTGCAGCACCGAAACGTCGTGAATATGTGGTCGCGGCTCTACGCGCCCTGTCGCGCCCGCTCGGTGTGGCTGATGAATCAGGAGATCGAGCCTCAGCTCAACCTGATGGCGTTCCGCGATGCGACCGGCGGCGTCACCCCGATCCCGGTCTATATGCCACTCAACGGGGTCTCCACGACGCCATACGGCTCGCTGATGGGGCGCCCGGTGGTTCCGGTGCAGGGCATGAACGCCCTCGGTGATCTGGGCGATATTGCCCTCGTCGACCTGACCAAGTATCGAGCGATCACCAAGACCGGCGGAACGCGGGTCGACACCTCGATCCACCTGAAGTTCGACACCGACGAGACGGTCTACCGCTTCATCTTCCGCCTTGCCGGTGCGCCGTGGTGGTCGAAGCCGATCACGCCGCGCGTGGGATCGAACACCTATTCGGCGTTCGTCGCCCTCGCGAGCAGGTGAGCGCTTTTAGCGCTCCCTGAACTGCCGAAAACCCTCATCTTTTCGCAAAAAGGATACTGCGATGTTTCCGAA